CTGTCCACTTGTACAGTTCAGGATCCTGACTATCTGCCTCAGTGAAATCAGTTAGCGTACCTAAATAGCGCTTATTAGTACTATCAGAGGTGCTAAAACTATCACGGCCATCAGCAGAATTAGCCCATGCCCTATGAAAATACGGAGTCCGACCATCTGCTCCAGGTTTACCTGGAATACCTTGAGGGCCGTCTTTACCGTTTAAACCATCTGAACCTCTCCATCTCGTCCAGCGATAGTCAGCAGGGTTGACGCTGTCAGTTGAGTTAAAATCAACGTACACTCCTACATAAGCCTTGTCAGCGTTAGTCTGGCTAAATCCGCTACCTGAGATAGTATCAGCATAAGCTATGTGAGTGTACTGTGTACGTCCGTCCGCTCCTCTAACTCCTGGAATACCTTGGTCACCTTTGGCACCTTGTAAGCCTTGGAGTCCTTGTAGCCCACGTTCCCCACGGTCTCCCTTTTCGCCTTTTTCTCCTCTGTCGCCTTTAGGGCCAGGGTCACCTTTCGGTCCTGTGTCCCCTTTTTGACCTTGTAGCCCGTCTGATGTATTGATGAGAGTCAACTGCTCAGAGGCTACCTCTTTGTTATCAATCCACGCTGAAACTGTCAAAACCATCTTTTGATTGATGTCAGAGGCTCTCACAATGTATCTAGGGCTTGTAGCTTTGATTTCGCCATCTACAACCCAACGCCATCCGCTGTTGATGACCTTGTTCCCTCGCATTAAGGTAGGGGTCACAATGGTCTGACCTTGGCCATTTTTAAAGGCGACACCGTTATCAGTAGCCAATTTGATTGTGTAAGGCTTAGCCTCCTCTATCATCCTGTCTAGCTGTTGCTGAATGCCTTGAGATAGACGATTTTCAAGCGCCTTAGCATTTGAAAAAGTCGTTTTATTGTTTCTAGGATTGGTAAAGCTGATGACTTGCTCAGACACCCTCATCTCAAGTAAAAGAGTAGGGCTAAAGCCGTCATCATAAACTTTTACCGTGTCTCCTATTTCAAGATTCGCAAAGCCCTCAGCCTCATAAGTGACTGCTGGATAACAGTTTTTCTTGAGCTCACGGTAGGCCGTTGAACGGATAACCTCAGGATTTGAACTCTCTACCGTCATATCTTTACGAATATACTGGTCTAGTGTACCTGTTGAGTGTGTGAATGTAGATGGATACATCTGCATAGAGATTGGAGCAACAAGATGAGCACCTAATTGATAAAATTCACGCTCGCCTTTGGCATTGTTGACTGACCAAGATCCAAGACCACTAATGTCAATCACGTTGCCATGATCGTCCTTACCAGTAGGTTTGACTGAGTTATAAATTCCAGTCTTGTCAATCGTCCTAGTAATTGTCTTGAGGTTTTTTCCATACTCTAAAACTGTTGAGCTGACTTGACCTACTCCCTGGTAGCTATCGTCGTGCTCATGGTAGACATTGACCATAAATGACTTGATAGAGCTATCATCGTTGAGGCGTGTGTCAAATTCAATCTCAGCGCTAAATTTCTTAGCTAGACTTAATAGTCTATTTAGTTTGGTATCAGTACCCTCCCACTCGGCAGAAATCTTTTTATCTGAAACCTCATTGATACCGATTTTTAAGAAAGTATAGTTGAGCAAGTCCATCTCCTCACAAAATTCCTTAAAGCTCATAGCTTTAGAGGACTTGTAAGGGTTAGCGTACTCATTTATCAGCTCAAGGTTTAGGTTGATACTATAACACTTGATAACTTTCTCATTTTCTTCAACTTTTCGGATAGTATGTAGATAAGTCTTGCCTTTATATTGAAATGATACAAAAGCCTTTTCATTTAGAGCGTTATAGGTTCTTTTTCGACCTATATCAGAGATAATGGCCTTTTTAAAAACAGTAAAATCAAAGGTACTAGAGCCTGTCTCTAAATACCTTGTCCAGGTATCATTGAAATAGTTTAATGTTCCTTGTTTTTCATTGTCCACAAATGCTACTTTTCTCAAATTTGAGTCATGTATTGTCAATAACATTGCTATAGATACCTTTCTTTAAATTCTACTTTGACAGTGGGTTTGGTCTTGACCCAGCTTGAACAATAGACCTCAAGCTGACTGCTTCCTGGTGGTATACTCAAAAATTTTGAACCCTGAACGACATCTACAGCTTTCTCAATTCCATCTACTGTGACTGAGTTGTTTTCGCTGTCAAGAATGACATTTGATCCTATTGGATAACGGTTTGGCAAGTCGTTGATAACTGACACAAAATCCTTTCGATACATCAGCTCATCAAGATATAAGTGAGGGATAATCGCCTTTCCGTGAAAGCCACCAATCGTAACGTGGATTTTAGCTGATTTTTTACCTCTGATTTCAGGAACGAAAAAATTATAGTGCGAGCCATTATAATAGACTTGAACTCTCTCATCGTTTCTCATGATTTCAAACTGCCCCCTTGTTTTCGCAAAAGGATTTCTGTTTTGGTCACTAGAAGAGTCGAAGTCTAAAGTTTTCAAGAAATTATAGTCATTGTGGTTATTTGTTGCAAAAACATTAAAACCGCAGTATAGACCGTTATATCGCTTATAAGTCTCAATACCGTACAAAAACTGATTATTTGCGTCAGTCACAGTCACTTTAATAAAGCCACATTGAGCCACAGAGTCTAGTTGATAGACAAGTTTGCAAAAGATGTAGTCATTGAGTGATCCTTTTTGACCTGTTGAGTCAGCTGGGATTTCCCATGATAAGCCTGTTGAATAGCTTTTGTTATATGTTCCACTAAACTGCTCTCTTAGCTTGACACGTTTCTTACCGGCCACTGTGACTAGTTCGGATGTCCCGTTTAAATTCTCTGGACTATTAGTCACTGAGCTGTTTTTTACTGCTTTTGCAAGACCATCAGCGATTTTATCGCCTCTAAAGTCAAGTAAGACCTCAGAACGCTTGACTATTTCTGTGTCTACCTCTTTTCGGTCGCCAACCTCAAGAGCTCCGCTAGTATTAACCAGGCCTATATAGCCGTTTTCAGCGTTGTTTTTGACTGTTATCACAGGAAAAGCTGGGACGTTACCATTATTGACCAAATTAAAAACAACCTTGTCAGGTTGCTCTTGTCCGTTATCAAAACGCTTATAGGTTGAGCTGTGAGCTACTCCGTCAGGGATAATCAGGTCAAAACTGCCCTTTTGGAACCATCTAGTAATGTTGTCCATGTCCACAGAGCCAGATACTAGACCCATGTAATACTTGTCAGGCTCGTCTGAAATGACAATTTTGACAGCCTCAGAGGTATTAAAAATACCAGCTAGTTTGTGCTTAGCCGTTTCAAGTGTCATGCCGTTCCCATATTGCATAGCAAACTTGACTTTGATGATTTTAGCGCCTGTCCTTACCTCTTGCAGATTTACTCCTAAAAGTGGAGCGTCATTAGTAGTGATATGGCGCTCATTACCTACTGGTCTTATAATTTCGATAATGTCAATAACCTCAGAGAGGTCAAATCCATTGATTGTGATTGTGTCATTGTTCATTAGATAATCCCTCTCATCATGTTATCAATCATTAACTTATCGTTTTGATAGTTAGTCATTGGGTCTCCGATTTTAGCAACCAGAGTACCGTCATCTAGTACCATATTCACAGGGCGCTTGACAGCCTCCTCAGCCACTTCAAGAGCTCTAGCCAGGACTTTGTCAGCCTGGTCACGAATAACCTCGATTTGGCTTGTTTCTGCTCGTTCTGTGAGTGATTTGAGTCTAAACTGACTAGATACAGTATGTTTCCCTAAACCTAGCAAGTCCTCAGCGCTAAATTTGAACGCTGACATCTCTTTCTGAACGTATGCCAGACTATCAACCACATCAGAGCTATTCTGTTCAATACCCACGGCAATACCTTGAGCAATGTATCTACCTACATTGTCTCTAAATAGTCGTGACGGACTGTGGATCTTGGCCTTGGCTTGTGCTGCTCTTTCAGCTTGAGCGACAAGCGCATTAGCAGCAGCTGTGACAGCCCCAAGTGCTAAATACATACCTTGCGCCAAACCTTGCCCAATCATGCTCCCTGCATAACGCATAGCTCCAGCCCCTGACATTGCCCTAGAACGGATTGAGCTTAACATAGCTGACATTGCAGCCGTTGCTGATCCAATTCCTGAGCGGATGCCGTTAGTAATGCCATTAGAGACCCCACGACCTGCCTGTTGACCGGCTTGAGTCATCTGAGTTGCCGATTGCAGGACCACAGACACCATCTGTTGCATGCTTGAGCGCATTATTGCTACAGCTTGAGACATTGCTGACTGCACAACAGAATTGAGTAGAGACATTGCTGATCTAGCAGCTGCCGAGATACTAGAAAAGGCCGAGACAACCATAGGAGCGGATGTAGCTAACTGCATAATGGCAGTAGTTGCCATGATTGCTGATGTGGTAATCAGTGTAAACTGACCTGGTATTGTACCAAGTACGCCAACTAAAGCACTCACAACTCCACTGATTGCTGTAAATCCTGCTGATATAGCTAGGGCTCCAGCCTGTGCCATCAACATTGAACTTGACAAAGCAACTAACCCACTTTGTAGGATAGTAATGCTAGCTGTTGTCCCTGATAAACCTACAAAAGAGGTCATTACTGATGTTGCAAAGGCACTCATAGCAGTACCAGCCAATGTCATCGCTGGGGCTAAAGTAGTTACAGAGGCTGAAATTGTAGGAATGGTGCTTGCCATTGTTGTTAGTACAGCAACGGCCATGGCTCCGCTGGCTTGTATTGTGAGTAGACCTGCTCCCAGTGCCTGCATACCTGCACCAACGCTAGCCATGCCAGCGCTTGCTCCTGAGATTTTACCTACGCCAATAGCAACAGCGGCTAAAGATGCTGCCATATCCCCAAGGTTGGTATTTGTGATCATTACCACCCCTTGAGCTAACTGCTTAAATCCATTTCCTGCTTTTTGAGCAGCCGTACCAATAGAATTGAATACATTAGCAAGGCCATCTAATACACTCTTGATAGCATTACCTACAGAGGTGATGACATTGGAAATACCATTAAAAGCACTCTCAATACCTTTACCGATTCCTTGAGCGGCAGTAGATATTGCTTGCCCAACTGATGTAAAGATATTAGCAATGCCTTGCAAAGCTGTAGAGATCACTCCTCCAATAGAAGCAATAATGCCAGCAATACCACTCATAGCTGTACTGATACCATCAGCAATAGCCTGGATAATTGTTACAATTTGTGGTGCATTTGCAGATATGGCGTTAATGATCTGAGTCATTCCGTTAGAGATAGCTGTAACAAGTACAGAAATCCCAAGAGCAGCAACTGCAATACCAGCACCAATAAGAGCAACGGAAGCTCCAAAAGCTAAAATACCTACAGCTCCTGCTGTCAATGCTGGACCTAATGTAGCTGCTCCCACAGCAAGCAAGGCAATACCTGCTACAATGGCAAGCATTGCAACCTGTGCACCAGCTCCAGCTGAGGCAAGTTGTATAGCTGCCTGTACCAGGACATAAACACCAGCGGCAGCCATCAAGACCCCTGCGCCAATCATAAGAACTGCAGCGGCCAATCTCAAAACAGAGCCAGCACTTGCGGATGCCGTTGTCCCAACTGCTGTATTCCCTGCGCTCATTGCGGCACTTGCTCCAGCGTTAGCAAGTTGGGCTGTTGTCAATCCTAGAATGTTACTTACTAAACTAACTAGATTCTTACCAAAATCAAAGGCTGTTTTTAGAGCCTGAGCAATCTTGACTCCCGCCTTGATACCTATCAAAGCTGTGCCAATGCTAATAATCGCCGTTGCTACACTTTGGATTGTCCCTGGATCTAAGCCTGAAACAAAGTTAGCTACTGCGGTTGCAGCCTGAGAAAGCCACTTGACAATATTGCCTAGTACACTTCCTAAGGTTGTCAACACTTCTGATGCTGTCAAACTATCCCACACATGACCAATCGCACCTGAAATGCTCTTAATAGCCTCGACAAAAGCACTAACTGCTCCTGTATTTGAGAATGCCTCCCAAAACGTTTTGATTTTGGAAACAACATTAGAGATTGATGAGCTGATTCTAGTGACAACCCCCTCAATGTCTATCCCTTCTAAAAACGCACCTAGCTTTTCAGCAATACTGTCAAAATTGATTTTGTCCAAAGCGTCTGAAACAGCATTTACTGCCTTGATACCAAACTTATTGAGCTTTTCAAAGGCTGGCATGAGCTTATTAGAGAGGCTTTCCTTGGCACCGTCTATAGCTTGGTCAACCGTTTTGAACTCTGTAGCCATTTTTTGGAAAGCGTCCGAGTTCCCAGCGCGGTTCATAGCGTCAAAGAAGTCCTCTGTCTTGACTTTTCCGTCTTGAACAGCTTTTACAAGCTCAGCGGTAGACATTCCCATCTCTTTTGCGACTGCAGCCATACCAGCTGGAGCTTGTTCCATCATAATCTTAAAATCCATCCAGGCAATTTTAGGCTTACTTGCCATCTGTGTTGCCTGAGTGGACAATGATTTCATGGCTTGGGCTGGATTTTCAGCAGAGGCTGCAAGTCCACCAAAAGCCTTAACTAGACTACCAACATTTTTAGTCCCAACTGCGTCAAGTTGCGAGTAAGTACTAGCCATATCAGAGGCTGAGTAGATCGTTTTGGTTGCAAAGTCCTGCATTTCAGTCTTAGCTGCCTTGATTTCCTCAGCTGATCGCCCAAAGGCCTGTAGGTTCCCCTCAAAGGTTTTCCAAGCTTTCTGTGAACTGTTTAGCTCAGAGGCCATTTCACGGACACCACTTGTAATAGTCCCAATTCCTGTAGTAAGGGCAGAACTAATCAGATTAGCTCCTAAGACAGACTTAAAAACAGACCCTACTTTCGAGCCTGCGTTTTCAAGTCCACCGAATAGAGCTTTAAGCTTGCTTACTCCTGATTGAGCATTAGAGCCATCCATATCAACCTTGATAGTAACTGAACCATCTGCCATTATGTACCTCCTTTCTAAAATTAGTAGTCAAATTCATCAGGTAGAGCATACTCTTTTTTGAGTTCCCTCATGTTCTCCTTATACTGCTTACTATCTCCCTTTTGAGGCTTGTAAGAGCGTATTTTTAGCACCTCAGCAAATTTAGTATCACTAGGCAGGCCATTGAGTAAAGCGTTGAACTTCTTCCAGTGTAGGCTGTTCTGAGCGTCTATTAGGTCAATTCCGTAAGCCTGGAGAAATGATGAGTAAATATACTCAGCGTCGTACTTCAAGCTAAAGAGACGATCTCCTCCCTCAGATTGGCTCCTAGAGCGTATCTTGCTTTTGATTGGGTTCCCTGCCAAATCTAGCACTGGTGCTGTGTCTTTAGCTGGAATAATTCTAATATGCTCCTCAAATATCATCTTAAAGATTGCTGTAGCTTGTTCAGGAGTTAAAGCCTGAGTAAAATCTACATCGGTCAAGATTTGAATAGCCAGGAAAGGCTTGTAAAGCTCGTCAATGTCATCATCATTGATCAGCTCCACCACTTTCAAAACCTTGTTAAAAGCGATATTCATTGGATACACATCATCACCAAGGACTAACTCATCTGTCAATTTCCTTGATAGGTCCAGCATGTCAGTCACCTAGATATTTTTTGAGGGCATCTGTATTGTTGCGTTTCTCCCATTCTGAGATAACCCCTGTGATAGCCTCAAGCAAGTAAGCCATAGTATCGACAGTCGAGCCGTTAGAGAAATCATAGACCTTGTTATAAGCGTCTTGGTCAAACAGCTCTGTCCATGACCCTTTTACCAAGTCTTGTAAAGTTTCAAAGGCCTTACTGTCTTCTGTGTTGGCTAGTTTTTCGCCGTCTTTTTTGAGCTTTTTACCAACTGACTCCATTTTGTGGATGTTTTTGTCATTGGCTACAAATTCAAGCCTGAACTCTCCAAAATCAACAGGGATGACATTGTCACGTTTCTTAATTACTACCATTTGTTTTCTCTCCTACTAATTTTTTAAAATCAAAAATAAAAAGGGGAGCCTGTTCACTCCCCTAGATCAAATCATCAACCGACTACAGCAGACTGTTTAGGCGCCACATTCCAGCTGATAGTGCACTTAAAGGTCTCATACTCAGACGCATCTCCGCCTCCAATTTGGATACCTGAGACAGTAGCGACTCCGACATATTGAGTTTTGCCATCAGCGTCTACCACTTTAAACCAGACATTACGGTCATCTCCAGTTTTAAAGCGCATAGCTGCAACAATTGCCTGAGCTTCATCCTCTTTGATGTAATCGCCCTCAAAACTGTAACCACTCTTAACAGACGTCACTACAGTTTTTTTGGTGCCGTCGCCGTTGTAGTATGCAATGTCATCTGTATCCTCGTCATTTTCAGCCTCGGCGGTTTTTACTCCGTCCGCAAGCCATTTCCAGGCGTCATTACCTGGCTCAGTAGCTGGTGCTGTTGGTAACCATGGCGCAAGAAAGTGTTTGCGTTTGGCGTTTTTCATTTTTGGCATTTAGTTTCCTCCATTTGTTTCAAGTTTTGCCGTTACATCTAACATGTAAATATAAAAACCTTGCTCATCACGGTCATTTAGGAATGGCTGTGATACTTCAAGGCCTCTGAATTGATATGAATTATTTTTGCTAGGTAGTTCCAGATTAAAATCGGCGAGAGCATGATTGATGGCCCACAGGATAGAGCTTGTCTTCTGGTGATCAGTCGTTTTGATTGCCACCTCAAATACAAGGCTAATATCCTGCTTACCGTTCATGTACTCTGTTAAAATCTTCCCACCTGGCAAAGGATAAAGGACTAAATCCTCCCTCTCTGATAAGTAATCTAGCTTACAAGTCAGAGGGAGGTTTAGTGTGTTGATGAAATCTCTAAGGACTTCTGAAAAATCATTGTTATTCATGCTTTTACTCCCATTGCTCTTAGACCCGTTTTCTTCCAATCATCAAGATATAACGCTGAGGCTTTCAAGTCCCACCGCTTGCCTGTTCCAGGAGTCGTGTACTTCTTAAAGACAAAACTCCTATTCTTGTTATAGCTCGATCCGTAGAATTGAGCTCTAGCGTAAGGTCCAGGATATTTAACCCCATCCTTAGTAGCCTGACCGCTACCACTTAAGTCTCCACTCTTTCGAGGAATAAAAGGGGTAAAGTCAGTCAACATTTGATTAGCGATAGCTAACTTCCCCTTAGCTAGTGCCTGTGGGGATACCTTTTTCTCAATACCTTTTAAATCAATCTTGACAGATACGCCTATTCCCATCAGATACACTCCACTTCATAGCAAAATACTTTTTGTTTGTGTGGATAACTGACAGGAACCACAGAGGTCACTCTGTACTCACGTTCTCCGTCGTTGATAATGGCATTTTCAAAGGTCTTGTCTAAGACGATTGGGCAATATTTAGGGTACACAAATAACGTACTAGGCTTGGACTCTTTACGGTTGTTCTTCGTACCTTTGACTTGATACTGTCTGTCAAACCTAACAGTTCTAAGGGTCACTGGGCTCTCAAATACTTCTTTACCCCATCCGTCTTTTTCTCCTGTGGTTTTCTGAATTGTTACAGTATCAATCAATAACCGTTTATCAATGTCTGTCATAACCTACCCCCCTAAAGCCAAATCCTACCGATTTCAGAGTATTCAAGGCGTCAAGTGATAAGTTATACCTAGCACTCTCTAAAGACTGGCTAGATGAGTTTTGGTAGGTGATATGAGTGCGCCCTAGAACCACAGTAGAGACTGATTGCTTATCATCAGCCGTAGTGATCCCACTAGCGTCCAAATATGCTACCTGGAAAGCCGTAGCCAGTTTGACAGCTTGCTTTCTGTGCTCAATTTCTTTTTCAAAGTCTACAAAGCTGTAGAAATTGTTAAGAAAGAGGTTGATAGCAATCTCTGCCCTCTTTAGTAGCTTTTCAAACTCCTCAACTTCATCAAAACCAAAGTCCTTAAATTCATCTTTTGTTAAGTAGGTCATGACTTTACCGCCTTAAATTAAATAATCTGGATTCTCAGAAAGCCCTGGGATTACATCTGAAGTTGGTTCTTGAGATGGGACAACTTGCTCGATTTCTTCTAGCCAGTTGTCTCCATATTCCGCAAGTGTCTGTCTATTAATTTCATCCGCTTCAGCAACTGTCATTTCATACGCATTATTTGCATCAAACTGCTGCCCTGTTTTTGCCATAAAAAAGTTTGTTTTAGCTTTAAATGTAGCCATTTATTTTATTCCTCCACTTCGTATCCTTGATTTTCAAAGGCTGAAATCATAATCGGGTCAGATAGAGTAAACGTTACTCCATCTTTTTTCAATGTTTTTGGATCTTTTACTTCTGGCTCCTCTTCAGTTTCTTTAGATACAACCAAAGTCTCTTCAATGTTAGAATCGTTCATTTTTATCCCCTTTCACTAAGCTGATTTGTGAACGTAGATAGCTTTCTTCTTGTTGTCAAGAACAAAAGCGTCGTAACGGATACGCCCCTCAACGAGCTTGCCGTTAATTCCTGGTGGGTTATCGTGGATCTTGTAGTCTTCCAACTTAATAGGAGATGGAGTAGCCACAGGATGAGCAATAATAAACTCTACATTTTGTGGCAATCGTGATGTAGGTGTCAAAACTACTGGTAAGCCGTCAATCATACCTACTTGACCATTGATAGTAATTTCTTGACCAAGGTCAGAGTTTTTCACAAAGGTTGGGTCAAGTTTGATAAGTTTGTAGAATTTAGGAGATACATGCAAGATACGACCAGCTGTTGGGACGAAGGCGTTTGTTTTAGTTACTGAACCAGTAGCAATATGATCTGTATCTGCACCAGCTACGATTGTTGCAAAACGGTAAGTATCAACTTCAGGGATAACGACCTCTGACAACTGACGTGCAAGGGCTTTTCCTGCCTCCATAGTGCCATTTGTGTCTTGCTCAGATTTCTTGTCAATCGTAAATGTGAAAGAACGGTCTTTCTTCATTGTCATAGTTTGAACTGCATTCCCAAGCTCCTCAGCGTCACCGTAACGGTTTTGCCCAGATGTCTTGTAGTCATTCATTCCTGTCGTAGGGATAGAGTAGACCTTGACTGTGTCAACTCCAAGGAAATCAAAATCTTGGTTGATGATACCAGTAGATAGGGCCTCTTTAGCAAAGCGCTCATCTACTTTTTCATCAAATTTAGCTGCGTAATTTACTGCCATGTGTAATATTCCTCTTTTCTTTATTTTTGGTTTTATACGCTATCAAAGCCTGCAAATAGGGCTTTGTCCTCTGCGCTTAGATGATCGTATCCAGTTTCTGCTGGTGGATTTCCGTGCACAGAGATATTAGGGTTAGGCTGCTTGTCCTCAGCTTGGAATAGGTAAGGGCTTGACTCTTTGAGTGAGTTGATTGTGTCCTCTAACTGAGGTTTTCCATCTTCTCCTAGCTCGATTTTTTCTAGGTCAATGAATTTCATCAAATCCTCTGAGTTGTAAGCTCCTACGTCTTTTAAAGCAAGGGCTACAGCGTTTGTTTTAGTGATATGAGCAAGGTTTGCCTCACTATCTAGCTTGTACTGGTCAAATTGGGCTTTTAGTTCTTCAAGCTGTTGTTTGCTTTCAGCGCTAGCTCCCTCTTTGGCCTGTAGATCATTGATAGCTTGGGTTTGTTGCTCAAGCTGTTGTTTTAATGTGTCGTTTTCGGCTTGTAGTTCCGACTTGGCTTGTGACTTGGCATTTTCAATACCTGCACCGTACGCTTGCATAATATTGTCAATGACAGCCTTGTCCTCGATACCTGCCTCAACTAACATTTCACGTTTAAGACTCATGTCTTAACTCCTCCTTTTTTACGTCACATGGACAAATTAAGACAGTTTTACGCCATGCTCCAGGGCAAAATAAAAAACCGTATGGATTTCCATTCGGTTTATAGTGGTTTATAGCAATTTATTGCACAATAAAAGCGCCTAGATTGTTCTAAGCGCTAAGTTTTACTAACTGTTTTGCCTTTTTATAGTAAGGTGTTAGGAAATTGATAAATCCTTGCTTATCACTTGGGTCATGTTCCTCTAAGAACATCATCAGCTCAAAGTCATTGAGAGCGTCAAACATTTCAGGGTTTTCATTGTCCCAAGCCTCAGCAAAATCCTCATCTTCTCCAAAAAGGGAGTTAAACTTAAAGGAGAAATCCCAAAAATTATCAATCTGACCACTAACTGCTTGTTCTAGCATGTCTAATACTTGTTGACTGTATTTCATAATGGTTTAAATCCTTTCAGTTTTTTACGTTTCATCATAGTTACTACAACATCTGTATCAGGCTCAGTGATGTAGAGGATACCGTTATAGTACCTTGCAAGTCTGCCGTTCTTCTCTGATACATAGTTAGGAGGTAGAGAAAAAGCTGTCTTTACTGTTTCATAATTGTAGGTAAATGTGCCGTCATTGCGCCTCATACGTTCTATGTAGCGTGCTATTGCATGATCTCCAAACACTATACCATCATTCTTGAAATTAAAGTAAGCCTCCACTGCCTGTTGTTTCTGCTTGTCTGACAGTTTCTCTTGAATGTCCCCCTTGAAATAATTGACAATCCTATTATCATACCTCAAGGAGTCTTTTTCTAATCGACTCAACGACTTGAAATCACTATAAGACTTGGGTGCTTTATTTCCCAAATTTTGTAGTATTTCAGAATACTCCTTTTTAGAGCGTTTGTCAATAGTTTTGTATAACTTTTGAACAGCGTCATCATTATAGTAGTATTTCTCTCTAGCATAATCACGATGTAGGAAAGAGTGCTGTTTGAGATAGTCTCTCATGGCTCCCTGTTGGATCCTAACCTTGCTCTTATACTTTTCTATCAGCTCCTGGTCACCTAGTTTCTCTGCAACGTGTAGAAATTCCTTAGACTGTCTGATAGAACGCTCCAGGGCTCTCTGTTTGGCCTGTACGTTTGCGTTTTCTATCGCTTGCTCTGGAGTCAAGTCTCTTAACTCGTCAGGCAAATCAGGCTTGTAGTTAGCCCCCGGAATGTATGGTGTCATCTCATGAGTACAGTTAATACCCTGACAGCCTCCAGCATATCCATAGCCGTAGTCTGATAGCGCCAAAATACGCTCCCCTTTTTCCGTCCTAGCAACTCCAGTGGTTACAATCTGATGCTGCAAAGGAGCGCACATCTCTCTTGCTGTGGCCTTTTTGTGATAGTAAAAGGTATCTATCCCCAACTCCTCAGCTGGAGCCATTCTGACTTCACGATAGACACGCCAAGCCGTCGATTTGATGACTTGCCTAGCGTATGTGTCAGCTCTCCAGCGTTTACCTTGGCTATCAGTAAAGCCATAAAAACCTTTCTGAGCCCATTTCATGACTGTATCAGAGATAGCCTTGTCTGAGGTGCTGAGCCCTGTAACAACCTTGGCCACGCTCTCCTGGACTATGGACTGATAAACCTTTCTGACACTCATTGGTAGAGTGGTATTGATGAGGTTGTCTATATCTCCCATAGCTTGATTGACATAAGCAGCTAGATTGGTCTGAATGATAGAGTTGCCAGCAAAGGAATCTCCACCAGTAGCCTCTAAAAGCTGTTGTTTGGTGTCTTTATAGATTTTGTAACCCTCATTTTGGATAACATGCCTAAGTTGTTCCTCAGCAAGCCCTGAACGATCAGAAATGAGCTTGAGGTTATCCTCGTTGAGGAGGCCCATCTCATTCATTTTCTCAAGTTGCCAAATATAAGGGTTGTCCTCAAGACTAGCAGAGCCACGCTCTTTGATACGGTCTATAACCTGGTCAAATAGATCCAGAGTAAGCTGATGATAGATGTCTGCAACCTGACTAGCGTCAAGCATTAGCTGCTCATCATTGAGCTTGATTGGTTTCTTCTCTTTCATAAGCTCTTGTAAGTCCTTTAGTTATTAGCCGGCTTGGGCTTTTTATTCCAAATAAACGCCTCAGCCTATCAATTACCATATATTTCAACATCTTCATCACTCCTGCCGTTGTTAGCCTCGCCAATAGCATTCCCACTGATTTCAGCTTTGATTTGTCTAGCTTTTTCAGGCGTAACATTGAGCACCTTTTCAATGGCCATGACATCCGTAGCAAAACCAGCATTTACAACCTTAACCCAGTAGTCCAGCTCAGCATTTCGGTCTGTAAAGACTCCATCATCAAGGTTAATGCTGATTTTATCCATTTCGGGGATATTCCCCTTATAAAGACCGTAAGCCTTGCCTAGCTCTAACATTGAGATAATGAGCTCTTTCAGTGACTGCTCTACTAAACTGACAATACTGTTTCTCATCTGATAAGTGTCTGAGTTCTCTGATACAACCTCAGTAGCTGTTTTCAAGCTCTTACCATCAAAGGTAAAGGTACCAGAAGACACTCCTATCTGCATTTCAAAAATCGCCAGGGTCTTATTGATAGCCTTGATATAGTCATCTGAGCGGATAGGCGTTGTAAGGTCTGTAATGCCTACACCCTTGTCCATATCTCCTGAGTCAATCTGTTCATAGACATTACGCCCAGCCTCAAACTCACGCTTGACTGTGACATTCTCGCCCTCCTGATTGTACTCAACTTTAATCATCTGACTAGGGACGGCCACTCTGCGCTGGCCCATCTTAATCTCCCACATAAACTCGTCATAGGTCGTATTAAGAAAGTCCATTGTAGTCTTGGCATTATCAAAAATAGACAAGCCAAGGGCTGAGTTAATATCTTTGTTATTCATCCCTGGGGTCTTCAAGTAAGTAAAGAGAGGACGACTCAAGCCGTTCAGGTCTACCACTTCCTCAAGATCCTCATAGAGGTCTGACAGAGGTACCCTAACGCCTACAATGTTCTTATTATCAGACTTGTAGAGCTCGTTAGTGACCGTGTACTTGTCATCCTTGCCCCATTCGTGCAGTTCAATCAGCGTGTAAAACTTCTGCTTGTTACCCTCTGACTTGATTGTCTTAGTGATAATAGCAGCGCTAGAAACATCCTGTGTGTTGTTTTGCAGAGGCAAAAAGACAGGCGCTTGAATGAAAGAGACTCTTACCTTGTCTCTATCGACGTATGGCCTCATAGCCAAGCCCCCCAGCGCCAAACCACTCTCTAAGTAACGCTCAAAGTTCTTGACAAATCTGTCATCTTGTAGCTGTTTCTGAATGAATTTATTAGCGTCTTTGTCATCTAGCTTGATTTCAGCCTGTTCATTAAACACTAGGCTTGCAATCTTCTTGGCTGCTGTACGTCCAATAGGCAGATGGTTGAAAGCTCGTTTTTGAGGCGTGTTATTGCTGTCAATGTAGTCAATCTGTGGATAATGTCCTGCATAATACTTGAGATTTTCCCTAATGCGGTCATACTCTGCGGATGACACTGCTATTTTAGGGTGATCAGTGATATTCGTTAAGTTCTGTGTCGTCATCACATACTTGCTCCTTGTGAAAAAATTCTTGATAGTCTGTACTATTCCCATTGTTAGCTCCTTTAGGCTTTTAGTCTTAGCTCTCTAGCGTTGTCTAGGACAAAATACTTGAACTCGTCCACCGTGTGGTCATCTTCCTTGATGACTTTTGGATCATCAGTATTAAGTGACTTGTCATCATAGCGGTACATCTTATGCTCCTCTATGAATACCTTGTTATTTTCTGTATCAAGGTAGTAGAAACGCCCCTCAGCTAGTAAGCTAATAACCATGTCTATCATGGTCTGGTTTTTCTTCTTAGCCACAGGGTGCCAGCGCTCACCATAGTCTTTGAAATATTGGTTTCTCAAAGCTCCCTCCGCACTATCAATAGTCATTTTTAATTTAGGTACTCTGTAAGTCTTCATGACCTTGTCTATAAAGTCATGTATCATCACAGAGAGCTCACTAGGCGCCTTTTTGATGGTCTTACCAGCTGGACTATAGTAGAACGTATCAAGTAAGATAACATTACCCTTGGCAGTGAGGCCGTAAGCTCCACAGGCCGTTGCTGACTGTTGGTGTCCTGTATCTAGGGCAAATGATATACCTATCACTTTATCGTTGTCAGGGAGGCTTTCTAATGGCTTAAAATAGCTCATGTTATAAACATGATTACCTAAACCGACTACCTCGCCTAGATACATCCATCTGTAGTAGTCAGGGTCCGTCTCCTTGTATCGTTCTATCTTGTCTTTCATCTGCTTAGACAAAAAACCTAACTTGTCATCAAGGTAGGTGCTGTGATGTATCATGTAAGTTGGGTCACTAGCTTTCTCAGCAACCCACTCATTTATCCAGTCATAGGGATTTCTCGGAGGGTTGTATGTGAAATAGACTTTGACCTCTTTGCCATTCGGTAGCTCTTGACGGATGAAAGTATCCTCAACTATATCAATGTCTTCACGGCCTGCGAACTCAGCCAATTCCTCAAACCATACGGCCATTACATAGCCTTTGGCTATCTTCTGGGACTTGAGTTTCATTGGATCGTCTACACCGTAAAAATAAAATGCTGTACCTGTCTTCTTGTGGGTGATTTGTAGGGGAGATTTCCCAAACTTGAACTGATTAGCTATCCCCATCTCATAAATGGCCCATCTTATCTGCTCATACACTGACATCCTCAAGTACTTACCTACCTTGCGCAGGACTACCACATTTCCCATAGGGTCATTGATAAAGTCATTTACAAGGTCAATGGATACCACAGAGGACTTAGTAGAGGCACGTCCACCCTTTAGCACTATGTGGCTCTTGAGTGTGTAGAGGACTTCATCAAATACTGGGTTAATCAGTTTCGCTAGGTTCAGTATTGCCATTACACTCACTCCTATCAAATGTAAATCCAGTAATGACTGTATCATCCTCATCATTGGAGCCTAGCTGAGCTTTGAGATTATCAATCCTCAAGCGTTGCTCCTCAGTAACGAGAGGGGAACGTGTGAGCTCGTCGTAGGTCTTAATCATGCTTTTAAGCTCTGATTGAGCCCTTGCCATTGCAGCCAACGCCTTGCCTTGCTTATCCCATGCTGTGTGGACTTCATAGCTTGCTCCACCTTTAGCTGTACTAGCAATCAGCATAGTATTAGTATCATCAACGTCCTGCACATACAGAATGCGCTGAGCATGCAACAGATTGGCGTAGGTCAGCGTGATATTTTCCCAAAGGATGTCAATGGGCTGTTTTTCTGAAAGCTCTTGCGCTATCTCATATACCTCTTGAGGTAGATACTTAGCAAACAGTCCATGTTTTAGGGCGTTTTGATTGCCTATACTTCCGCCTTTGCTGTTCTTATTGCCTTTCGGCGCTCCCCGTGTTCGTTTGGTAGTACTACTTTTGTTTTTTGTAGTACTACATTCGCTCCATTTGTCTCTTAACTTCCAAACTGAGATAGTTTTTTCAGGCACGCCCAACATTTCACCAAGCTTGCGGTTAGTGATGTTTCCGTTATTCTGCTTATAAATCTCAAAAGCTTTATCTCGGTTTGGGTCTCGTGCTCTGCCCAACCTATTACCTCCTATTTGTCCGTTTTGTAAATCAAAAAAAGCCACTCAAAGAGTGACTCAGTGCAAGCAGACTACAGACTTGCGTGTTAATTAGTAATCAATTTGAAAGTTTTCCTTTTTTTATTTTTTGTAGTCATTTAAAACCTCTGAGGGAATCAAACCCTCTAGCTTATAACTTATCCGGAGTATAATTAGCTACGCAATCATGCAAGGTCTAGTCGCTCCGCAACCATTTTTAAGTTAATGAGTGATATATGAACCCCCACCCAGAAGATTTAACTCATTCTGGGACACAAACACTCAAAGGAGAGTGTGGGATTTGAACCCACGGACCGCACATAGGCGACCACCCGTCTAGCAAACGGGCGCATTCAACCTGACTCTGCCAACTCTCCATGTCAGGGAAGGCTTACTGCCTTACCCTTAATTCTTGATACTACCATTTTAACAGATTATCGTTACAGTGCATATCAAGATTATTTTGATTAACACATATTCTCAAGATATTCTCAAGATAACTCAAGAAATTCCAAATTATTCCAAAATTACCTCTAGCTCTTCAATAGCAACCTTACGCATGCTGTAATACGAGCTCTTGCTGATTGATAACTTATCACAAATATCCTCGATATACGTTTTAGTAATATATGTCATTCTCAAAATTGTCCGATACTTCGGATTTGTTAACTTATTGATCATTCGACCTAATTCAAGTTTCCTGTCAATAACTTCTTTGGTGTCCTGTTCTATAGCCTCTTTCATCACGACAAGCTGAGTATAGACATCATCAACTTTTCTAGTCTGTCCGCCTTGGACTTTGACATCCGTCCATTTAGGACTTGAGAGCAAACCTGCCTCAAGCTCATTGATTTCATCTATACGGCTTTGGATGTCCATGTCAAGGTCTTGTAATTCTTTCAATAACTCTTTAGCCTTGTTCACTCTCTGTCTCCTTTGTGATATAATAGTCTTTGTGAGAACTATTAGCTGGGGCAGAGATTGCCTTGGCTCTTTTTATTACCAAGTTATGTGAATTTTCTTGTTAGAAACGAATTCTTGCTCAGTGAAAAAATTTTTAGATAAATAAAGCTTATATTTGACAGTAAAGCCAGAGCCTAACAATTCTCTTAATGCTTCCAATGTTCTTTCGTCTCCTAATCGATTCCTGAGATATTCGTCTCTAACTGACCAAACATCGATTAAATAGCCTGTATAACCTTTTTGAGCAGAAGTTTTTAGTTTTCCTTCTAGGTTATATTTCTTAAAATAACGCTCAAACCATTTAGCATGGCTTTCTGAGCTAAGTTGCTGTACTTCATCGAATAGTGTCATGATTTACCTCCAAAAGCTCCGGATTTTCGTAGACATTGCCGATGATTTCCTCGTCTTCAGTCCACGCATACCCACTTAACAACCCCTTTAGATATATAGCAGGCATTCCGCCTATGTATGAGCCACCGTATTCTTTTTCTAAATACACTTCATGTGGACATCCTCTTGTACATTTTATAATATCTCCGACAAAAACCTCCTTGCCGTTTTTGTCAAATAATCCTGTTGATTGCATGAGTTCGATTTCGTCAAGCTTCACTAAACCACCATATATATTCCCATTATATATATTTCTACGGAAAGATAGATGAGCTATTTCTCCTGATTCTTTGTAACGAATAAAGGATATCCGACCCATTTCTTCCCATGTCTTGTGCCACGCTCTAAATTTTGTTGTCATAATCTCACCTCGTCTCCAATCCTTAAAGATTCGTAGCTTGTTTGCGTGACTACGAAAATGCCATAATTTTTAATAGTGATTGTGTGCATGTCGCCAATTTTCTCCTTTTGAACAACCTTGCCTTTAATTTCTGCGCCTTGATTGTCAGCTTTATAGACGATAATTGGGCGCTTTTCTTCTAATTTCTTAATATGGATACTCTGCCAAATATTCAATCCAGCAGACAATAATATCCATATAACTATAAATCGTTTCAATCTGTGACCTCTTTTTCTTGTATTGTGTCCTACTTCTAAAAAATATCAATTTTAGCCGTTTTTAATTCCAATATAACGTCAAATCTAATACAGTTTATTTTCTTAGTCATGTCAACCAAATCCACGTTAGGCTTGAAAAAATCGCTATAGACCAAGCAACGGTGGCAAATATCGTCTAAAGCCACTTTGGTTGCATCATCAAGAGTAAAGACTTGATTCACATTAAAAATAAAATCTCTAATGTTATCAAGCGCTTTAACGCTAATAACGTTGTTCTGCATATCCTTGTTAAAAACTTGGGTGCTTTTGACAAATTCAATGATTTTATTTTTAGTCACTTTGTCTTTCATTTTTCCACCTCCTCAATTTTATTCTCTAACTTATCTTGTGACTTTCTAGCTCACCGAATTCACGCCCTTGGTTCACGAAATACGAACCAATAAGGATCGCATCTGCCTCGTCGTCTTTGACATTCAGGTTGAATCCGTCTGAAACCTTAGCAACAGCCTGTATCTTCATTGATTTCTTACTTCGGTCTTTGTAGCTAAATTTCCAGTACTTGCGCCAGGTCGACACGTTCACGAAGTACACATTGTCAGCAATCAGTCGACCAAGGATGATACCTGTCACAATTCCGATGCTAATCATAGATTGTTGATTTGGTCCCATAACCGAGTTTTTCTCGACCACAATCGATTCAAAATGGCAGTCGTGTTTCTGGAGCGCTCTAGATTGAATCGCTCGCAGTTCGCTAGCCATGAAGCGCCCACGTTCAAAGAATGATTTGCTTTTATGCTTTAAGACACCACTCTGGACAAGGTCAGAGCCGTAAAATACGGCCCATCCTGTCGCAGTAGTTGAAATGTCTAACGATAATGTCAGATTTTTCATTGTAGCTCCTTTGCGATAGCAGCAATAACATTGACTGTCACGCTATTGCCTGCTTGTTTGTATAGTTGACTGTTAGAGTTGACCTCTTGTGCTTTGTCAAAAGCCCAGTCTGGAAATCCTTGCAATCTCCAACATTCACGAGGTGTCAGCTTTCTAATTCTAAAATCAGGCTCAATTACTCCTTGACTTTCTCCAGTCAAGAGGGTATTGGCTACTTGCTTCCCAACTCGTCCTCGTCTTGTTTTAGAGTTTGGGTGTGATAAGTTCACACTATCCCCAACCTCTGCCTCTGCATAACCTTTAGATGTTGCTTCTTTCACTCTAATTTTAGGTTCAAGACCTCCACCTTGATAGGCTCGGATTGTTGGTGCGATACCGTCTGTTTCATAAACCACACCACATTGATTAAAATTGGGTTGCAGGATTCCGAACTGTTTTATAGCGACCTGCTTAGGCTCTTTGTAATCTGTTGCGGTTAAAGTTCCCACTACACCACCTGAACCATAGACCACGCTTTTAGTTCCTTTACTTGTGCCATTCGGATTTTTAGTATTGCCTATAATTTCTATTTTTGGTGGTTGATAATCAGATTGTTCACTTTCTCCGCTGATAGGAAAAACGTTTCTGGTACGTTCTCCTCTAAGATGTCCGATAATGAACACACGCTCCCGATTTTGGGGGACTCCGAAATTCTTGCTATTAAGCACTTGCCATTCCACATCATACCCCAATTCGTCCAAGGTTCGGATGATGGTTTCAAATGTAGCCCCTCCGTCATGGTTGAGGAGTCCTCTGACGTTCTCAAGGAATAGATATTTAGGTCTGAGAATAGATGCGAACCTAGCAATTTCAAAGAACAAAGTTCCTCGTGTATCTTCAAAACCTCGTCTGTTTCCTGCAATTGAGAAAGCTTGGCACGGAAATCCTCCACAGATAATGTCCACACTTCCAATTCCTCGAATAGATTCATCTGATACTGCTGTGATGTCATGTAGCTCTATTTCTCCCTTCGTATTGTGTATAGCTTTATAACTAGCTCTAGCGAATTTGTCAATCTCACAAAAGCCGATACATTTATGGCCGGCAGACTCCATTCCAAGACGGAACCCACCGACACCAGCAAATAAGTCTAAGAATTTCATAACTTAACTATAATATCCCCTTTCGCTAAAACGGTAAGCCGTCAGCTGGGAGGTCAAATGGGTTCGGATCGGCAAAAGGTGAGCTATTTCCACTTTGGAAACTGTTGCCTTGCCCTTGTCCGTGCTGACTGTTGCGACTTTCTAGCAGAACTACGCTCTCAGCGACTACCTCGGTCACATATCGACGCTGACCGTCTTTCTCGTAAGACCTGACTTGTATGCGTCCAATGATCCCGATAAGTGAGCCCTTGCTACAATACTGAGCAATGATGTCAGCTGTTCCTCTCCACGCCTGAAAGTTGATAAAATCAGCCTCACGGTCTCCATTTTCGTTCTTGAAATTGCGATTGACCGCAAGTGTCCCCTGCAAGCTAGATACATTGTTAGGCGTTTTTCGTAGGTCAGGAGGCGCTACAAGCCTCCCAACCAATGTGACGTTATTGATCATCTGTTTTATCCTCTCTAGCGCTACGCTCTCCCAAGAGATAGCCTAAAAACATCCATAGGATAGCCATCCCAATCTCTTTGATAAAATCATTCATTTTCTTTCCTCCCTGTATTGTGCCACCATCTAAGCAAATCATCCTCATTATCTTTAATATACTCATCAAAGTCCTCAAATTGACGGATAGCCCATTTTAAGCGTTGGGTGTCCTCTCCACGTCGTGAGCAGTACCCACTCACTTTAAAAATTGGAGTAATCTCACTCACAATACGAGGGCTCAGGTCATCAATATTTATAGTTTTGTAATTTTTAATTTCAAAATCTAAGATAAACTCATCCCCTAGGTTGTGGATAACCTGCAATCTCTTGCCGTCCGAGTAGATGGATACGCTGTCAGATACTTTTCTGATGTCCATAATTACCACCCACATTGTTCATTGAGTTCAGTCTGAGTCAGTGGCTCAATACGTTGATAACCGCTGACTTGATAGTTTTCCTTAAATTTAAACCCTGCTTGTTCAAGAGTAGCCTTGAAACGGTCTTTTTCGGCTGTATCTACAAAATACACCTCCAAAGTCATTTTTTGGGTATATCTTTTTAGGCTATTTTCAGCCCCTCTGAGAGCGTTGGGCTCATTTTGGGGGATTTGCCCACCGTTCAAGATTTCGCCTGTCTCTGGGTCAAATTTTGGGGTTTCCGTTGATTTTGGAGCTTGTTCCTGCTGTTTAGTTTGTTGAGCTGCTAAAAGTTCCTTACGCTCTTGTTCAGTTCGTTCTTGAGCTTGTCTGAGTTCTTCCTTTTGCTTTTCAAATTCATAGTCAGCTTTGATTTGTTCAAAGACCTCAGCAAGAGTCAAGTCTTTCAGTTGTCGGATGTAAGGCGAGTCAGCCATGCCGTACTCAGCACATAACCCTGAAATAGCTGACTTAGCCTTTTCAAATTCCTGCTGTTTCTGAAATTCAAACGTGACCATGTCGTCAAGTGACTTCATAGTGGCTTTTTTAAGCGTCACGCCGTCAGCCATGAAATCGCCAGCTTTGACATACTCAAGGGCCTTTTCATCAAAGAGGCGAGGATCCAGCATGTACTCAGCCGATTTGTTGGCTATGTAACTCTTAACTGTATCTATTTTTAGTTGTCTTTGATGTTCTTCAATCTCCTTGATACCTTTATCAAATTCACTAACTACGGCTGCAAATGGTTCAATAATTGACTTAGCATAACTATCCCATGTGTTAGCCGTCTCTGATAGCAGGTTTTTAGTGTCGATGCGGATACGATTTTTAGACTCAATCAGCTTATTAAATTCAGCTCGCTTTGCCTTGTCGTCTTTGAGAGTGCTAGCTGTAGGGATATAGTCCTTGTACTTTTCAGTAGCCTCTATGAGGTCTTTTTCAAAAGACTCTCTAGTAAGCTCATCTGTTGTAATCATTTCATAGATTTTATTGATTTTCTTATCATCAATAACTTGTAATTCTTGCATGTTCGCTCCTCTCTAAAATTCAAGCTCGTTGTCATCTAGTAGCTCGCCCTGGATTGGTTCCTCATTTTGAGTAGGTTCAGGATCTGTGTGGGCTTGCTCTTTGTTGAATTGCTCAATCTGAGCCATCTTGCGTGCAATTACATCCTCACGGCTCTCTTGAGGTGTGACGTCTTTGATACGGTCAAATGTTTCTCCACCGTCGTCCTCTGTGTACATGTTACCCAAGTCCTCAGGGAAAGCCTCTCTAAGAGCATTAACTAGGGCTGTTTTTCTAATCATAGTAGCTGGCATGCTGTTCCATGTGCTTTGTTTCTTGTTGTATTCTTCAAGAGATACCTGGATTTCAACAGGTACTTTGAAATTTTTACGATAGACTCTAGCCCAACCTCCTACCAAAGTATCACCTGGTAGCATAAGAGCCCCTTTGCGTTCGTGCATAACGCCATCTTTATCTACAGCAACCACGCCAGCCTCAAACCCCTCATAGTTCTTACTCTGGGCTGCACGTTTCAAGAAAGCCTCTTTAGAGACAATCAAGCTGAACTCTGTCCCTCCATTGCGGTTTTTATAGGCTACAATGTAGACCTCGTTAGCTAAAGGGTTTAGGTTACGCCCTTTGATAAGTGACAAAGCTTGCCCCACCTGTTTCTCAGTAAGTAAATTCTGAGGGTCAAAATAACGTTTGATGTCTTCAAATGTCCAGTCAAGGGCATTGACAGAAATGTCACGTTTAGCCTGTTGTGTTGATAATTGATTATTAGTCATTTTCTTCTACCTCTGTTGTGTTTTAAGTTCCAATTTTCACGCTTTAAGCGGTTGTTTTCGTTCATAAGTGAGACTATTCTGTCCTGTTGTTCGTTGATAATAGCGCCCAACTCATAACAAGTGTTTAACTGCCTCTTTCTCCAGTGGACATTGTCCTCATAGTGTTCTCTATTCATAGACTAACAATCTCCTACATAGATCCATTGACCAGCTCTGAAAATCCAATCAGCTGGGCACGTTCTTCCCTGGGTTCAGGAGGCTGCAAGTAGTCACGATCATAGTCAAAGGTGCCAAATAGTCCTCTGTCCATTGATTGCCTCCTTAGTTATCCATGTCTTGGTAGACGTCAATTAGGCGTTGTTGCATTGCGACTGTTTCAGCGTACTGTCTGCGACTACGGCCAAGCTCCATATTTTCCTCAGAAAGTGCTTGTAGAAGGGCGTTTTGTTGTTTGATGATAGCTTTAAGCCGTTTGTTTTCAATTTGGAGGGTTCTGACATCAATTAGATTGCTGTTTGATTTTGATTGTCCATCACCCCAAAGGTCATCTAGTCCAAAAAATTCTTTTAGTTTTGCTAACATTATTCTCCCTCCTCATCACTTTCTGCCATATTTTTCTCAATAGCCTCTTTTTGACTCATACCATTCAATACATCCTTGATAGTATGTGAGACGTCATGGATTGTGTTCATTGAGAGTTTTAGCTCATCAGGTAAGTCTAAAAATTTTGCAGTAAACAATCCAAGCATGGATAATTTATGTAACTCCTCTTGTAGCTGTTCGATACGTTCAATTTTTTCTTGTTGCGCTTTGATAATTTGGTCTTTGTCAATCATGATTTTTCTCCTGTGGATAACTCAGTTATCCCTTTCTTTTATTTAGATTAGTAGTAGTTTGTTGTAAAGTTAGTAGTTATTACTAAGTTAGTGCCGTAAGGCTTAGATTATTATTAAATTAGTTATTATTATTTATTAGTTATTATTAGTGTCGGATTTTTCAACTTTTGAACTTTTCAACTTTGTAAAATTCAACTTTTGAACTTTTCAACTTTGTAAAGTCAGTAAGTTGTAAATGAACCCTTTCGCTATTCTGTGGATAACTCTTTCTCAAGATTACTTACCCAATACTCCCAATAACTATCTGAAATTGGTACGTCTTGAACTAAAGGAAAGTTCTGAATACCTTTACCACGGCCAAAGCTCTTACGATAAACACGGATATAACCAGCCTCTTTCAGCTCATCAAAAGCGGCCCTGTGAGCGTCACGCCCATTTCTGGAACGTTTTGAAAGTTCATCAATGTAAGGACGCCATGTGTCCTTGTTAGACATCAGTACCAATAGCAACCCTTTAGCTTGCAAGCTCAGTTCCGAGTTTTGAGCTGAGTGGTTGTTCATCTGAGTGTAGTTCTCGTTGGTATTCCTGATTATATACTGCATACCTCATATTTAAGCCCCTTTCTGTAACTCTCGCTTGTGCATTCCTAGAATGATGTCATAGTACGAATGACCAGCAGGGATGACATATCCTGTCAGATCGTCAACTTGAGAACCATCTGCCATGATGTTTACAATCCGTGGCTCCCATTCCTTTTTTACTGTTTTCATGATATAATTACCTCGTAAATGTTTTACTGAGTCCCTCAATGGAATTGCCGTTCCAGAGGGGCTTTTTTGCTATAATTGACTTATCCTAGACGAAAGGAGGATAAGTAATGAGTTTTAATCAAACTCTCGCTGATAAAATTCTTGAGTTTGCTGCGCTTGAACCAACTATCCCAGTAGGTACAGGGCACGACTTCCACGCTCCAGAATTTGAGGAAGATGATTTCAAAGATACCGCCAAGCAACTGATTTCATCTGGTCAAATCACTGGTTTACTCAAGGAAGATTTCAGTGGTCTATTCATTGAGTTCAGACAGTAATGTTTGAACTCCTACAACTGCCATCATCTCATCTACATCAATAACATCTGGTGTAAATGTGACGGTGGCTTTTGGTTTTTTGTCTGCTGACATTTCTAACTTAAAATCAGTTACCCCTCTGCCAAGCTCCCAATCATTGATTTTTACTGAATAACCTGACGAATTAAGAGATTGACCCTCAGTAGGTTCTTGCTTGGGTTTAATACTTAGTTTTAATTGCTTCATGAGTACTCCTTTCTATCCTGTTAAGCATTCCTGATTAAGGAACTTGTTGATAAAGTACTGTTGGCCCTTACCAGTGACCTTACTAGTCTTGTTGATACTGATATGGCCGTCTGCGTGTTGGATGTTAGTCTCTTTGATTTCAAATAGGCCTAATTCCATTGACTTTTGGGTAGGCATGTTCCAACTAGCTCCGCGTTTCTTGATAAGATAACCGTTGTCACGTAGCCAGCTAAACAAGCGATTTGCTCCGATTTTGAAACCATTCTGACTGATGAGCTTGGCTAGGTCTCCAACCAAGATAGATGTGTGACTAGCACTGACTGCATCGGCAAATAGCACTTTAGGACGGTCAGCCTCAATCTGAGCCTCCAGCTTGTGGACTTTCTGATCAGCCATGAGTAAAGCTCTTGCCATGATTTTTTCAGGGCTATTAAAGTCTTTTTCTACTTGGATGAAGTACTGTCTGACTTCTTTTCCTTTGTCCGTTCGCTGAATCATGGCGATTTCTTTAGCCATGTCTAGCTTGATGATGTGGTCAACTTTGTTGTGACCCCCTCGTCCTGTTTGGTTTCCAAAATTGGAAAGCAAAACATAATCTTCATTTTCTGTAAAACCGTAGTCGGTCATTCTATCAAACCATGTTGTATAGTTTGAATTAACTCCCAATGCCTCATGCAACTGACGACCAGATACAATCGGCTCGTGATTGTCATTCAGGGTTACGTTGATAAGTTCGTTCATAGTATTCCTTTCTAGTTTGGTATAATAAAAATAAAAACGTGAGGTACTGAAATGATTTCATGGATTTTAGATAATATGGATATGCTTAATATTATTGCTGCTTGGGTTGGTGCTGTTACAGGTGTTATTGGGCTACTTTATTCAGTTGCAATGAATAGGGCAACTGTTAAAATTTCCAACTGTTTCAAAGATAGAGCTGACCCAAAATCAGATTATCAATATAACTTTGAGTTGGTAAATACCTCAAATGTTGCCGTTGTCATAAAAAGTGTTCAACTTTTTGATATAAACGGTAAAGAAATCTTTGACAACGGTTTTGACCCCAGTTCGGTTGTTCCAAGATATGCAACTGACGAATACGGATTGAGTCGTATTCCTTTGCCTCTCCTTGATAGTAGTTGGTACTCCGAACCATTTGAAGATGAAACAGATCTTTTCCCTAATTCAAGTGTAGGCTTTTCCTACTACTTGAATAAAGCCCCTTACAAGATTAAGGTAACAACAAATAAGCAAATCCATTTTTTCTCTAAATCTAAATCATTCACTCCTATTTACAAAAAATGTGATTAGGTTGATAACTGCACATACAATGTTAGTGATTGTTAAAATTGCTAGCATTTTTCTATCTCCTCTCTCAGGTCAATTTAGCAAGTAAAGTTAATTTCACTTCTGCATAGCCGTTCTCGGTTATGCTTTTTATTTCAAATTCCGTAAGAGTTTTTAACTCTTGACCGTTCAAGGATAATTTATCCTCGCGAATTTTAATTTCTTCCACAGCCTCTCCTTTCTATGTTGTCGCTTTCGAAACTTTTAGAGTAAAAAAATACTGCTAGAAATCCTCCATTTTGATGTCTAGTAGTTTTGAAAGTTTGCTAGCTTCCGAAAATGTGAAATCACGTCCACGATAACGATTGACTTTCATGTTAAAAGTTGACTTGTCCATATCCAACTGTTCAGCAATTTCTTTTTGTTTCATTCCTTTTGAAACAATAATGCTTTTTAAATTTAGATACGGCTTATCTAGCACCATTACACCGCTCATAGCTTCTCCTTTCTAAGTTGTCGTTTTCGCAACTTTATTTTATGGTTCTAGTATATACCAACTTTGTTTCGTTGTCAATAACTTTTTTTATTTTTTTGAAATCCGCTATAATTCTGAAAAACTCACGAATTGAACACTATGACTTATTATCTTGGCATTATGTCCGGCACCAGCC